AACAAGTCTAAAGGAACTCATGCTAATAGAGAAATAAATAAATGGGGAAGATTACTTCAGGCGCAATATATGCTTACTCAATATAACGAAGGAGATGAAGAAGATAATAGTTTAAAGCTACATCATATAAGAAGTATTCCATATTTAGAAGAGTGTATTGCTTGGAATAGTGATGGAAACTTTGACCGTGTTTCTGCAGTAGGTATGTTATTTTTATTAAGAGAAGACAGAGAAAAAAGAACAAATGCCACTAAAGAAAATCAATACAAAAAAATAGAACAAGTTTCTAATGATAAATTTTTTGAAAGAAATTGGAATTCAAAAAAACAACATTACTAAAAAAGCTATTGCTTAATATTAAAAATTTAATATTTTATCCATATTTATTTGGATTTTTATTAAATTTTTAGTATATTAGCAAGTTAAAAATATTAATTAAAACTTATGTCAACACCAAGAATAAATTCGCTGGTTTTACCAAGACAAAGATTACCTTATAAACAAAAGAATTTAGAATGGAGAAAATCTTGTGTAGACTACGCTGATAGACACTCTTTTTATAATAATGAAAGAGTTAGAAAAAGTTTACAAAATAAAATAATTAACTTAAACATGTATAATGGAATTATAGATGTAAGAGATTTATCTAATGTAGTAAACCCTCATCAAATAGATGCATCATTTGTTCCAGACAATATTCCTCATCATCCTATAGTAGTTCCTAAAGTAGACTTGCTTGTTGGAGAAGAAATAAAAAGAAGGTTTGACTGGAACTGTATAGTTACAAATCCAGACGCTATAAGTAAAAAAGAAGAAGATAAAAAAACTTTTTTACAACAAAAAGTTACTGAGTTTCTACAAGCAAACTATTCTGAAGAAGAATTGAAAGCTAAAATGGAAGAGCTTGGAAAACACATGAAATATACGTGGCAAGATATTAGAGAAAAAACAGCAAGTCAAATATTAAAACATTATTCTCAAGAACAAAGATTTGATAGAATATTTAATGATGGATTTAAAGATGCTTTAATATTTGCTGAAGAAATATATCAATGCGATATAATTCAAAACGAACCAGTATTAACAAAATTAAATCCTTTAAAAGTTCATACTGTTAGATCTGGTAATTCAGACAGAATTGAAGATTCGTCTATTATTATAGTTCAAGATCACTGGAGCCCTCATAGAATTATAGATGTATATCACGATGAACTTAAACCAGAAGATATTGATTATATATTAAATTATAGTACTACTTCATCTAAAGGTTCTTACTCTGATGATCAGAATAATCACGTATTATTAAGAGATGCGTTAAATACTGGTGTTGAAGGAATGTATGATACTATATTTAATTTAGCAGAACTTAATGGTCACTTTTTTGGATCTAATTATACTGATGATACTGGTAATATACGTGTATTAAAAGTTTTATGGAAATCTATAAAGCAAGTTAAAAAAATAAAGTTTTATGATGAATATGGAACTGAACAGTTTAAAACTGTTTCTGAAGAATATATTCCAAATAAAGATTTAGGAGAAGAAGCTACATCATTATGGGTTAGTGAATGGTGGGAGGGAGTTAAAGTTGGTAAAGATATTTATCTTAACTTAAAACCTCGTAAAGTTCAATATAATAAAATATACAACCCTTCTATTTGTGGCCCAGGTATAATAGGTCAAATATATAATACCAACCAATCAAAAGCAGTATCATTAGTCGATAGATGTAAAAACTATCAATATATGTATGATGTTATCTGGGATAGATTAAACAAAGCTATAGCAACAAATTATGGAAAAATATTTGAATTAGATATAGCTAAAGTTCCCAATAACTGGGAAATAGATAAATGGATGCACTTTGCTGTTGTTAACAAGATTGCGGTAATAGATTCATTTAAAGAAGGTAATCAAGGAGCTGCCACAGGAAAACTTGCAGGATCAATGAATACTCAGGGTGGTCGTGTAATGGACATGGAAACTGGTTCATATATACAACAACACATTCAGTTATTAGAGTTTATAAAAGCTGAGATGGGAGAGATAGCTGGTGTTACTGCTCAGCGTCAAGGACAAATAGAAAATAGAGAAACTGTAGGTGGAGTTGAAAGATCTGTTAATCAATCATCTCATATTACTGAGTACTGGTTTATGTTACATGAGCAATGTAAGATAAGAGTTTTAGAATGTTTTTTAGAAACAGCAAAAGAAGCTTTAAGAGGCAACTCTAAAAAAGTTCAATTTATTTTAGACGATCAATCTATTCAGATTTTAAATATTGAAGATGAAGATTTTTGTGAGCAAGACTATGGTATAGTTTTAACAACTTCTTCTAAAACAATGGAGCTTGAGCAAATGATTAAACAAAACGCTCAAGCATTTTTACAAAATGGAGGAAGCTTTTCTACTATAATGGACATATACTTTAGTCCTTCATTAATGGATATGAGAAGAAGATTAGAAGAAGCTGAAGATCAAATGCATCAAAGAAACTCTGAAGCATCTCAACAGCAATCTAAAGACAATCAAGCCATGATGGCACAAAAAGCTGAGTTTGAAAATAGAAAACTTGAACTTGAGGATATTAAAAATCAAAGAGATAACCAAACTAAATACGACATTGCGTTACTACAATCAGAAGCAACTAGTGGAGATTTAAATAGCGATGGAATTGAGGATCCTTTAGAGAGAGAGAAATTTAATTTAAACATTGAAGAAAAAAGAAAATCATATATTCTTAAAATGAAAGAACTTGAGAATGATATGCAAAAACATAAAGATAATGTTGAATTAGAGAAAGAATCTCATAAGATTCAAAAAATGCAGAAAAGAAAAACTACATAAAAAAGCTATTACTTAATATAAAAAAAATAAAAATAATTGAATATTTTTTTGGATTAATTATAAAAATAGTTTATATTTGTAACTTTATAATAAATAGGGAGAAAAATTATGGAAGATGAAAAAGATTTAATGTCTATATTTGGTTCTGGAATGGAATTAAATTATGACGGTTTTACACAAGATGATGATGATCAAGACATAGATAATGTTGATGATCAAGAAAAAGATAAACCTGTTGATGAGGATATTAATGATTCTCAGGAGAACGTAGATGGGGATGAAGATGACAATAGTGAAGGCGCTGATTTCGATGACGAATCTTCTCCCAATCTCTATTCTTCCATCGCCAATGTTCTTTTTGAACAAGGAATTATACCTTCACTGGAGTCTTCAGAAAATATTAAAACAACAGATGATTTTGTTGGAGTATTAAAAAAAGAAATTGATATACAAACAGAACGTAGATTGCAAGATTATCTTGACAATTTAGATGTTGATCAAATAGCAGTTTCTAAAAAAACAATAATTGATTTAGATAATATTGATGAAGATTATTTAAAAGATAATTTAGAAGTCGCTAAAGACATGATTTTTAGAGATTATTTAAATCAAGGTTTGTCAGAAGATAGAGCAAGAAAGATGCTCAGAAAAACAATTGATTTAGGAGAGGATGTTATACTAGAAGATGCTTTGGAATCTAAAGAAAGTCTAAAAGAGTTTGAAAATAGACAAATAGAAACAGAGCAAGCAAGGTATAAAGAAAATCTTAAATTACAAAAAGAGCAACAAGAGCAAACAGATAATGCTATTAAAAAGTATATATTTGAATCTCCTGAAATAGTAAAAGGAATACCAAATACAAAAGTATTACAAGAAAAGGTATTTAAAACTATGACAGAAATTGTTGCTAAAAATCCTCAAACAGGAGAGTTTGAAAATAAAATGATGAAAGATAGATCTGCTAACCCAATAGAATTTGATACAAAAATGTATTACTTCTATGAGTTAACAAACGGATTTACTGATTTAGGAAAGTTTCAAACAACAGTAAACTCTAAAGCTACAAAAACTTTAGAAAAAGTACTAAGAAAAACTAAGTTTGAAGATAACGGAACACCAGGCTATATGCAAGATTCAAACAGCTACGGAGGTAGTTTTGGATCTGAGTTAGTAATATAAAAAATAAATAATTAAAATTAAATTAAATGAGTTTAGGTAAGTTTGTAATGACCAAAGGAAAAGCTTGGTCAGGGTTAACATTGAAAAATCACATTGGTGCTATTTTTGGAAGTCAACCACAATTAGTTTCTCCATTAACAACTGTTTTGCTACAAAACTCAGGAATGAAAAATTTAGATACAACTTTATCTTTATTTCCTGAAAAAGTATTAAACACTGCAGATGATTTCGTATGGAAAGTAGTTGGTAGTGATGAAAGAAATATTCCACTTGTTGAAGCAAGATTTCAAGGAGCTGTAGTTGCGTCTAGCGATACAGGAATTGGAGTAGCAAGAACAAAATTCCAATTAGTTTTTGCTGAAAAATGGTTTACTAAAATGCATGTTATTGCAGGGCCTCGTCCAGATGTATACCAAATTAGAATTTTAGATGAGCCTTATGAAGAAGGTGGAAATTACATCTACGAATGTGAAGTATGGGGTGGTCAAGAATCACTTGCTGGTATTCCTGGAGATGAACTTATAGGAGGTAATAGATTCTCTATTGAGTCTTCTTATGCTGAAGATGAGCTTTCAACTCAAGGTGCTGGAATTCAATTCACATCACCTTACTTAATGAGAAACTCAGTTTCTACATTACGTATGGAGCATAAAGTTTCAGGAGCCATGATTGATGCTAAAGTAGAGCCAGTATATTTTGCTGGTATCGAAACTAGAGATCCTAACACTGGAAAAGTACACAAATCTGCTACTTGGATGCAGGAAGTATACTGGCAATTTGAAAAAGCTTTCTCAAGAATCAAATCTCGTACAATTATGTTTGGTAAAACAAACAGAGATGAAAACGGACGTTTCTTAAATAAAGGAAATGCTAATATTGAAATCAAAGCTGGTTCTGGTATTAGAGAGCAAATGGAAGTTTCAAATACTATTACTTACAATAAATTCTCTATCCGTCTTTTAGAAGATGTATTGTCTGAATTATCTGAAGGTAAATTAGATTTTGACGAAAGAAAATTCATGTTAAGAACTGGAGAGCGTGGAGCTGCACAATTTAACCGTGCTTGTACTGCTGCTGCTTCTGGTTGGAAAGCTATCTTTGATAACACTAATCAAAATGCAGTTAAACAATCTAGTTCTAAATTTCATGATAACTCTTTTCAAGGTGGATTCCAATTCACAGAATGGAGAGCTCCTAACAATATTCACATTATGTTAGAAGTTGATCCAATGTATGATGATAAAGTTCGTAACAAAGTATTACACCCTGATGGTGGAGTTGCTGAGTCTTACAGATATGACATTTTATATATTGGTTCTATGGAAGAGCCTAATATCCAAAAAATTAAAGTACGTGGTGATGATGAGTTACGTGGTTATATGGCTGGTATTAGAGATCCTTTCTCTGGACGTAGAGGTGGAATTATGCAATTAATGGAAGACTCTGCTACAATGACTGCAATGTGTGGTACTGGAGCAATGGTTAAAGATCCATCTAGAACAGCAACATTGAAACCTTCTATTATAGACTAATAGAATTATATAGGCTTTAAGGGATGTGCCCGAAACATCCCTTTTTTTAAAAAAATTTAATAGGGAGAATTGAAATGGGAAAAGATATTAAAGAAGAAAGTGTTTTAAATTTTTCTTTACCAAATGAGGTAATAAAAGTTAAATATATACACAGAAAAAAAGGAATGGCATCACATGTAACTGAAGATCATGTTATCTCTGGAGGAATGCTTTCTGGATCAGTAAAAAGATTTCAGTGTCCAATGTTGAGAAATGGATCATTAGCTAATGTTTTGACAAAAGAAGAAAAATTAGTAATAGAGGATTTAACAGGATTAGATTTATCAGTATATGCTGAATTTTGGCAAAATCATTTTGTAGCATTATTCAAAGATGACAATATTTTTGATTTAAGTAATCCTATGGATTATCTTTCATATAAAATATTATTAAACTTAAAAGATGATGTTGCTCAATCTTGGTCAGATAGAAATAAAAAACAAACATATCAGTTTGTTATTACTTCTGGAGACGAAGAACTTAATGAAAAGAAAGTTGGTTTTGACAATAAAAAAGAAGCATTTAAACTTTATGGTAAAATTGAAGACGATGCCGTTAAATTAATTGGAGTGTTAGGTCTTTTAAGTAATAAACCTATATCTCCTGATTCAAGTTTAAAATGGTTACAAACAAAAGTAGAAGAATATCTAGATAGTAAACCAGAATTATTTGTTTCTTTAATTAAAGATAAATCTTTAGATACTAAACTTCTTATTCAAGATGCTGTTGACAAAAAAATAATTGTTAAAGCTGGGAATAAACATAAAACATCTGATGGTTTAGATTTATGCGAAAATGGTCAATTAGCAACTTTTGAAAATGCTGTTGCTTATTTAGAAAATCCAAAACATCAAGAAGTTAGATCTTTTATTGAAGCTAAAACTTTAAATAATAAATAATGACTACAAGAGAGTTTAAAAACGAGTTTAATATCCACTACAATGCGATTGCTAGTGACTCTGCTCCATCTATTGATGATTATGAGTTATCGGTTTACTTGACTAAAGCTCAATTAGAAATTATAAAAGATTACTACAATTCGTTAGGAAACAAATATAAAAAAGGATTTGAATCTACAGAGAAAAGAAGAGTTGATTTAAAAGAACTCATAAAAGATCATAAGTCCATAACTAAAATAAGTTCCGTTAATAGTATTGTAGATGGTTCTCAATTCTTTAAAATACCAAACGATGTATTTTTAATATTGTATGAATCAGTGAAAGTTGATTCTGATGATTGTTTCAATGAAAGCAGTATTAATGTTTTTGTAAAAACTCATGATGAATTTAACACACAAATAAATAATCCTTTCAAGAGACCTGATAAAAAACATGTATGGAGATTAGATTACTCTACGATGGGTTCAAATAAAGTAGTTGAATTAATAAGCAACTACAAATTATCTGAATATCAATTAAGATATTTAATGTATCCATCACCAATCATTGTTTCAGATTTGTCTACTGGATTTCCAGGAGAAAACCTATCAATAGATGGTATTACAAGTACACAACAATGTTTGTTAGACAAAGAAATTCACAGAGAAATTTTAGACAGAGCTGTTGAGCTTGCGTTAAGAGATTATAAAGCATCTAACTTAGAATCAAAAATTCAATTAGATACAAGAAATGAATAAATTAATAAATTAATAAATTAAATAAATAAATTATGTTTGGACCAAATCAAGTCGGCGAATTACTTATTGGTAATTCAGCATCAACTGAAACAACAATTCAAGGATTTATTGCAAATGCTGCTGACAAAGCTCTTAAAGTTTTAAGTGATTCAGGAGTAGCTGCTGCAGCTAACACACCTTTTAAAGTAGTTCAAAAAACTGCAGGAGATTCTACTAAAGGATTAAACTATGAGTTTTCTGATGTAGTAGAACCAAGACACGTAGAGAAAGTAACATTAGGCACATATGCTGCTGAAGTTCAAAAAAAATTAACTGTTACTGTAGGAACTCCTACTGTTAACACAACTTATGAAATTGAGGTTAGATTGTACAATGATGGTGGTTCTTTATCTCCTGAAAATTTTGCAATCGTTCAAGGATTTTATGTTACAGGCGCTGTTACAGAAACTGCAACTCAAGTTAAAGACGGTTTAGTTTCTTCTTTACAAAAGAACTTAATGAGAAGAGGTAATTTTGAATTATCAGTAGTTTCTACTGGGGCTTCAACTTTTACAATTGAAGGTAAATTTCAAAAAGTTGTTCCTGGAAAAATCATAGGAAAACAAATTGAATTTGATGCTTTAGGTAAATCTTACTCAAATGCATTTGATGTAACATTGATTACTCAAAATACAGGATTAGTTACAATTGCGTTAACTACTTCTCCTAACCCAGGTAATGGAACTGCTAAACATGCAATCAATTACGAATGGTTTACTAAAGGTTATAAATATGAGGTTTACAGACAAACTGGTTATCCAGCTGATTTCTCAACTCCATATTATGCTTCAGCAACTGGAGTTTACAACACTATTAATATAGTTTACTATACTCCACGCAAGGCAACCTCTCTTGAAAGACAATATAAAGTTCTTACAATAATGATTGATAAAGTTACTGATACTTTAGCCAACAACGCAGCAACCAATTCTATTCTAACAAGTATTAGAACAGCAGTTGGATCTTATGCGACTGTTCCTTCTAACTTAGCAGTAGCATAATAAATAACCTAATAAATGAGGGAAGTTAAGTGAAAACTTGCTTCCCTTTTTTTTATATAAAAAAATATGGCAATAACTATAAATAATTTTGAAATAATAAATAATGGAAGTCAATTAGCTATTGATGTTGAAACAACAATAGGCTATCACATAACTTCTATTTTGTTATGGAATATGGATTCTTTTAAAGATTATACACTATCTACAAATTTAGGATACAAAATAGAAGCTATAAACAATAAAGAAATATTTATTGTTTCAGCTAATGAGTTAGGTATATTAAAATTTGAAGATATATATTTTATAGAAATAGAAAGTGATGCTCCAGAAGAAACATGTAGTACTTGCTTAATCCCAGCTCTTGGAATAACATATAGTCTTCTACCTTATTACGCTTGCATGTTAGATTATTTATCTAAAAAAGACATTGCAAGTTGTAAAGACTTAACTAATAAAAATTTACTTGTAACAATAAGTCTTTTAATAGACTCAGTAAAAACTTCAATTGAATTAGGTTTTTATTTGCAAGCAATATCAAATGTAAATAAATTAAAAAAATTATGTTCACTACATCAATGCAAAAACTGTAATACTGTTTCATGCAATAACTGTAGTCAATTCATACAATCTTAAATATGCTAGAAATTAACGAATTAAATAACACGTCTGTATTAATTAGTTCTTTAGATAAAATATATAATTTAGGTAGATTAAATGGTAAATTAAAATCAATAGATTTATATGTATTAAATATTATATTTAATTTATTAAATGGATGTTGTATTGAGTTAACAAATGATCAAAGAAAAAACTTAATGGAATTATATAGATATTTTTATTTTAATACAGAATATATATGTCCTGTTTCGAATATTCAAGGATATGTTAATCCAAAAATATCTCAATTTACACAAGCTGAATCTATTGATTGTAATCAATATCCAATAAAAGATAAAATATATTACTGGCAAGAGTCTAATTATAATTCTACAGCAGAGAGTATTTTTTATCAAGTAGATGACAATGGTTATTTTACAAATAAACTTAATGATACTAAAAAATCTTTTGAAACTGGCAAGTATATAGGTTACAGTGAAATTGGAAAAATATGTTTTGCAATAACTGAATCAAAAGATACTGAAACATATAAAATATATGACTCTTTAAATAATGATGTGACTCATACTTTTACTAGATTATTTGTGAACTCAATGGATATAATATTATTTGTATCTAACAACATATATAGTCATGGAACTATATTCTTTAAAATAAAAAAAACAAACAATGTATATGATGATAATTCAATATTTGATGATACATTTAATAATATATTTAACTAATGGCAACCAATACACAAATAAAAACAGGAATAGATACAGACATAACAAATAAAACTCTTCCAAAAAGTGTTTTAAATACAAATGTAGGTATAAGAATGAAATCAATAGTTGATTATGTGGATCAACAAATTGCAACTGTTTCAACAGCGTCATTTAAAGAATTAAGAGGAGTATTGACTCAGTCTGGCACAAACGCTCCAGTAATTACTACTTTTAAAAATGATTTTACAGGAGCAATTACATTAACAAGAGTTAATGCTGGAATTTATAATATATCGATAGCAGGATTAACTTCTTCAGATTACCTAAATAAAGCTTTTTGCATAATAGGTTCTACAAATAATCCAGCTTCAAGTAGAAGTGAA